TCTTCATACGTTCCATGCTTATGAAGTCTGAGCACACCGTCGCAGGGTACTCCTTAACTGACTCCAACAACGTCTTAAATTCAGCCACCTCCGTGGGGGTAACGTCATAGACCGTTTGCATGTAATCCCAAGTCTCCTGACACACATAGTAATTTGATATAGTGTCAATCTTGTGGATCTCCTTTTGATATATACCGGCATCGATCGTCCTTAACCGATCCAAAACTACCTCAATGTAATCTATCAAACCGGGAACAAAGTGGCAAGTTTTAAACAAACCAAGCATCTTGCCCTTGATGAGGCTCAAGCAACGCTTGGATTTGCCACTATAATCCGGGAGATTCAACACAAAACCCAATTTAGGGAGAAGTTTGAACAGTTTCGGTGCTGGCATGTAAACCAGACTTCCTACAGGGTTCAAAACTGGATAAAAACGACACGATACGAATGTTGCATCTTTAATGTCTCGCACAGTTCCACCTTCCGGTTCTAATCCGAGGCCAAGGAATTCATTAAATAAAAATTTATCCCTTGAAGGAGCGTGAGATTTATCATCTAGCATGACCAGTGTATCATCACCTTGAACCAGGAATCCAAAATTTCTGGCGGTCTTACTAGAATTTTTAAAGAAGAGCAGTTCCTTACGCAAATTAGTTTTCGTCACCTCACCACCATGTTCATCAATCCGGGATTTACACAGCGCAAACAAAGTGGAGCAGACGGTGATTATTGAGTTATCAACCAATGTTCGGTTCTCACCCGACAACATTGTGGCATCCCACTTTGCTTTTAGACCTTGTTTCGAACTCACAGATCGTCGCTGCATATGTTCAAACAATTGCAAATAAGCAGTTGGTGCCCCAAACCTTTTCCGTATTTCATAACACAACTTATAAAATCCTTCGTGTTGGGTTGACTCAAACCTCTTAAAATCCGTCTCGAGGTAATTACTAACTCGCCTCTCCGTAACATACAGACCAATATCATCATTGGTAGACCCAGCAACAAGGAAAACAAAATAATTACTATTCCACTGTTGCATGACAAAGTCTTGAAAGGCGGCCCCCCACGGACCGAATATCACTTCGGCTTCGGGGGTCAAGGTGTTTATTCCACGCGGTTTAAATTCAACATGACCAGGTTCATTAACGTCCTGGAATTTAAATGAGAATTCAGCCTTGATGAACATCTTAGAGCGTGTGTGAGTGATTTGGTGGTACAACCCATGATCCATACGATCCCTGGCCTCTGACAGCTCTTTTCTCTTACGAGGCTGTTGTTTATGGGCCCAGGTGTCGAAATCATAGGGGTCAATCAATGGCATAATAGGACAATCGAACAATATTTCAAGATTGTCTAAAACAAAATCTCGGAAGAAGGCAAATTTAATCTCCTCCAACTTACCACCCTCAGCTCCATTTCTCAAGCGAACGGCCAAATACTGATTATACAAAGTATTAGCCGCCACAACTGGAACATGCTGAAAAGCTATGGCAAGATTAGCGCCCTTAACAGGGAGTTCTTCACTCGATCTAGCAATGAACCCAACTCCTTTTACAACAACGTCCTCACGCTGAGGAGGAAGTTGAGAAAAATTTAGAGCTGATTCAATTGTGCGTACCACTAAACACTCATTCACAATTTGGCCGGGAACCAGATCACTTCGAAATCCTGCTGCTTGAACATTAACCAAGGTTGTTTCATGTGGGTACAAATACC